CCAATCGCAACCGCGCAACCAGTTGCGGTTGCAGTAGCGCAACCAAGTGCAGTGGTGATAGCCAGAGAAGATAAGAGGGAAGCAGTATTAGCATTGCTCAAGGATGGCGTGCCTAAAGTACACGCAGCGCAGGCTGTCGGAGTGCATGAGAATACGCTGACAAGGTGGATTCAAGAGGATAGTGAGTTTAGTGCAGAGGTACGCGCAGCAGAGAGCGCGGCGGTCGCTCTCAGGGTGCAGCGCATAGGAAAAGCAGGCGAAAAGGACTGGCGAGCCGATAGCTGGTACTTAGAGCGCACTCAGAAGGCTACGTTTGGCTCTGACGCTGGCAAGGGCGGCGGTTTAGCCGTGCAGATCAACATAATGAGAGATGGTGAGCCAGAGGTTGTTGACGTAACACCGGGGCAGTAATTTGTAGTGATCTTGTAGTGATCTGCAAGGTCTGGCAGCGCTGATCGTTGCCTAGCCTAGCTTGTGGCGCAGCATGTTACCGCCTTTGAGGGGCGGCACTCGATTCAGACCCGCCCCAGGCCATACCCCACAGGCTGGCTTGCGGCGATGACGAAGGCGATATGTAAGCACGCCCCCATCTACAAAATATCAGGGTTTCAGGTTGCATGGCACAAAAGATCATCAAGCTGGATTACCAGCCGCAGCCAAAGCAGGCGTTGCTGCATAAGTGCAAGGCAAAGCAGATATTGTTTGGCGGGGCTGCTGGTGGCGGCAAGTCGCATAGTGGCCGCTGGGATATCATAGGCTTTTGCTTGGAGAACCCCGGCCTTCAGGCGTTTATCTTTCGGCGCAGCTTGCCAGAGCTTGATAGCAACCACATACAGCCGTTGAAAAAAGAAATGCCAACAGAACTTGGCAGCTTTAACGAAACGCGCAAACGATACGAGTTCTATAACGGCAGCACGATACAGTTTCAGTATCTGGAGCGTGATAGCGATTGTGACCGTATCCAGGGAACAGAGATACATATAGCCTTGGTTGATGAGGCTGGGCAGATGACCCCTTACCAGCTTGGCTACATTAAAAGCCGTATGCGTCTTGGCAATTATACGCCGCAACAAGAGGGGTTTCTGCCACGGTTGGTAATGACGGCCAATCCGGGCGGTCAGAGCCATAATTTCTTAAAAGCGCTCTATATTGATCCAGCCCCTGCTGAGAGCTACTTTTTCGATCATACGATGCGCGATCCGAATAACCCCGCCGATAAAGGCTGGCTGACCATGTATATACCGGCCAAGATGGCTGATAACAAATATATTGATCCGTCATATGCCTCTAGCTTTAGCGCCCTGCCTGAAGAACTAGGCCGCGCTTTGCGTGAAGGCGATTGGGATTTAGTTGTTGGCAGTTTCTTTGGCGATGTCTGGAAGCGTGATTTGCACGTTATCAGGCCGTTTGAAATACCGATTAACTGGACAAAGTTCAGATCATTCGATTGGGGCAGCGCGTCACCATTCAGCGTTGGCTGGTGGGCAGTAGCCCAAGACCATGATGATTATCCAGACGGCGCGTTGATTAGATACCGCGAATGGTACGGCTCAAGCGGCAGGCCAAATGTAGGCCTACGCATGACGGCAGAGGAAGTTGGCGCTGGCATTAGGGCTAGAGAGCGCGGTGAGCGCATAGATTTTAGTGTGGCTGATCCATCTATCTGGAAATTTGATGGCGGGCCATCCATTGGTGAGCGCTTATCAAAGATGGGTGTGAAGTTTCGCCGTGCAGACAACAGCAGAATATCAGGATGGGATCAGGTGCGGCAGCGCCTGATAGGTGATGATGCGATCCCGATGCTTTATGTATCTTCAGAATGTGTGGACACGATCCGCACCTTACCTGTCCTTACACATGATAAGCATAGAGTTGAGGATATTGACACTACGCAAGAAGATCACGCAGCAGATGAAATCCGTTATGCCTGCATGGCAAGACCGTATCAGCGCCGCGCTCCTGAAATTGAAGAAGACCCTTGGCGGCCACCAACGATAGACGAAATGATGGCTGGCCTTGATAACGCAACCAAGCCGTCAGGCTGGAGACTTTAATGGCTGAATCCTATAATTATGACCGTGAGCCGACTAAAAAGGCAGATCGTGCGGGTTATTGGAATCACCAGATCACCAAGGCCAGAAACTTTGAAGAAACATGGCACAATCGCTGCTATGACATTATTGAGCGTTATCGGGATGATAATGTTGACCGCGTAATGCGCGAAACACGCATGAATATCTTTTACAGCAATGTCGATACACTGAAATCCAGCCTATATTTCAAAACACCAAAACCAAAGGTGTCACGGCGGTTTAAAGACAATGATCCTGTCGGGCGCACAATTGCAATGGTGATTGAGCGCGGTTTGCAGTTTCAGCTTGATGTATATGACTTTGATGCCGAGGTTCGCCGGGTCATTGAGGATATGCTGATTGTCGGGCGCGGCGTTATGCGTATGGTTTACGAGCCGTTGCTAGTCGAGGGTGAGCCAGAGCAAATCCCGCTGCAAGTCAACAATGTCATGGGCATTGGCGAGGTAGCGCCTGGGCAAATGGGCGAAGTGCCTGTTGGGCAGTCATTTGTTGATCCTGACGGCAATGTCGTTGATGAGGCATCAGTGATGATGGGGCCGCAAGGGCCATTCATGGAAGGCGATCCGGTTGAGTATATCGGTGAGCAATCTATCCGCTGCGAATATGTTTATTGGTCTGACTTTACCATGTCACCGGCAAGATGCTGGAATGACGTAAAATGGATTGCGTTCAGGCATTTAATGACCCGCCAGGAGCTTATTGATTATTACGGCGCAAAAGGTGAGCAAATTCCGCTGACCTATCGCGGTGAAACCAACGGCGGCTATGACGATAATGAACAGCCTGACATGGCTGAGATATACGAAATCTGGGATAAGCGCAGCGGCAAGCAATTATTTGTTGCCAGCAACTTTGACGAGCTACTAGAAGAATTTGACGATCCCTATAATCTGGAAGGCTTCTGGCCTATGCCAGAGCCGCTATATGCAATCAGCACCACAGACACGACTTTGCCTGTGCCTGAGATATTTACCTATGAAGATCAATTACAAGAACTTGATCTGATTACGCAGCGCATTGCAAACCTGACTGATGCCTTAAAACGGCGCGGTGTTTATGATGCCAGCTTTAGCGAGTTGCAGCGCCTTGCTACGGCAACAGATAATGAGTTTGTGCCGGTAGATAACATGGCAATGCTTCAGGCTGGCGGCGGGCTGGTTAATGTCATGCAGGAAGCGCCGCTTGATAACATCATCAAGGCATTGGCGCAGCTTTATCAATCACGGCAGATTGTCGTGCAGACCATTTACGAGATTACCGGCATTAGCGATATCATGCGCGGTCAGTCATCTAGCCGTGAGACAGCAACAGCCCAGCGAATCAAGGGCCAGTTTGGCGCAATGCGGCTGGTAAACAGGCAGCGCCGGGTTGAACAGTTCCTGGATTCTATTCTGGAACTAAAAGCAGAATTGCTAGTCGAAAACCTAGAGCCAACCTTGCTATCGCGCATAACAGGCATAAATATCACACCTGAAGCCGTTGCGGTCATGCGTGATGAGCGTTTGCGCCAGTACAGAGTATCAATTGATACTGATGAAAGCAGCAGCCTCGACAGCGCCACAGAACAGAAAAGCCGCACTGATTTCCTGATTGCCATGACGCAATTCATGCAGTCAATCGGGCCAATGGTATCTGCTGGCACAATAGGCTTTGATCAGGCAAAGCAAATGCTGCTGTTTGCTGCAAGAGCCTTCCCCGGTGCGCGTGATCTGGAAGAAACACTTGAAAGCATTGAAGCGCCGCAGCCATCAGGCCCAACACCGCAAGATAAACTGATTGAGGTAGAAGCCGCAAAGGTTGAGGCACAGACAAAGCAAGCTGCCGCTGATGCACAAGTCAAGGTTGCACGGTTGCAGTTAGATCAGCAAAGAGCCGCGCAAGATGCTGACTTTAAACAGCAAAAGCTTGAAATTGATGCGGCTAAAGTCGTCACAAGCGGATGAAAAACATCGAAGCAGTTGGCAAGATTGTCTGGCTAATGGGGCAAAGCAAAGTCCATCAGGGCCATGACATAGCTGACCTGCATCGTGTCATTCTGCCGCCGGTTGCCTTGCAGCAATATAGGCTTTGGGAATCTGACGGCTTTCCTGTCGGGTTTATGAGCTATGCGCTGTTTAATGAAGAAACAGAAGCTGGCTATCTGGACGGCACAAGGTTTATCCAGCCTGATGATTGGGCAGCGGGTGATCGGTTGTGGTTGGTTGATTTCATAGCGCCATTTGGCGGCGTTAGAGAGATTGTGCGCGAGGGCCGCAATCATTTGCGTGATATTTTTGGCAAAGGTGTGATTGGCAACGCAAGGCGATCACAGAAGGGCAAGACATGGTTCGCAGTTACTTAATTGAAAATCGCATATGCTTTGATAGTGATCCTGGCTCTGGCGGTGCTGGCGGTGGTAAGCCTGATCGGTTCAATCCATCAGAAATGCGTGCGCGTGAGCAAAGATTTCAAGATCGCACTGTTACAGATGCGCCTAAAGGCAGTGATGAGGCGCGTGATAAGTTTGCTGGCTTTTTCAATGACCCAACTAACGAAACCGCTGCCGCAATAACGCGCAGCGAGGATCGTGCGCTGCAAGCGCAAGCGCGTGAAGGCGTAATGAACCGAGGCAGTGATCGCGGCCTGACCATGCAAGACATGGCCCCAATCAACAACCCGGTGCAAAATGACATTGCAAGACAAAGACTTGCAGAACAGCTTGCCGTAGCACAGGCATACCAAGCGCCACCAAGAGAACCGGGTATTATGGGTTTTTTAGGATATAACACTCCTAAAGTTGCGCTTGATACAGCACAGTCAATGGCAGGGCAGTTTATGATGCCGCGTATATCGTCTGCGCTTGAAAACCCGAATATGACGGCTGTGTATGGCGCAAACAACCGTGTCACTGGTGCAGCAGATCAATACGGTAATTTAATTGAAGGCACTGACCCAATGAACAGCCTGGGTCTTATGGATGGTGGTGGTTCAGGTGATGACCAAATGGCAAGCATTATGCCGCCAATTGATGATGGTTCTGGCGGCGGCGGCGGCGGCGGCGGCGGTATTGGCGAGATACCAAGCGATGAACTGGCAATAGATTATCTGCAAAACCCTTATTACGCATATTCAGGGTTTGGCAACCAATATAACCCATATGGCTTTGCACAAGGCACAATGGTGGATTTGCTGCAATCACGCGGTATGACGCAGCCGCGTCAGGCTGACACACTTGGCTTATTCGGAAACCCAAGGGATTTTGCATAATGGAAATGAACATGAAACAGGCGCAGGCGGCTTATGCCAGCCTGTCAGAGCAAGAGCGCGAACTAATCCGCGAGGCAATGGATAGCCCATTGGCTGGTGTACTGGCAAAGATATTCCCAGACCTGATTGGCGCACTTGGCAGCTTTAACAAGCCCCGGCGCAAGATGGATGCAGCCCAGCGCCAGATGGCAGCAGGGATGCTGATGGGATGACGACATATATTTATGATGCCGAAGTCGGCAAAATGATTGAGAAGCCAAGGGTCAGCAAAACAACTGGCCCTTTTTTAATGGGCGATATCGAGCCTTATCAGAACATGAAAGATCGTGGCTGGATTACCAGCCGTTCCCAGCACCGCGAGTTTTTGCGGCGCAACAACTTTGTTGAAGTAGGTAACGAATACAACAAACAATTCAGTTAAAGGAAAAACCAAATGCAGCTTGATAGCACTCCTGAAGTTGAGGCCACAACCCCAGCAGCGGAGCCAGCGAGGCCCGAAACAGTAGCGGAAACACTGGCAAAGACATTACAATCATTTGAAGGCGAGACAGAGGCAGAAGCGCCCGAAGCAGAGGCAGACACCCTGCCAGAGCCGCCAGAGCAACAGCCAGAGGCTGATGAGGCAGATGATGAGCCTGATGAGGCCAGTGACGATGATGAGGCTGAAGATGAGCCAGCCGAAGCTGCTGAACTAGAAGCATTACCAGCGCCAAACCATTGGCCGAAAGATTTTGCCGCTAAATTTGAAGCATTAGACGCACCAGCGCAGCATATGTTCATGGAGCGCTACAAGGATTTAGAAGGCGATTACACAAAGAAAACGCAGGCGATTGCTAAGTATAAAAAGCGCCAGGATGCGTTTGACGAAATCATGCAGCCGTTTAAAGGAGATTTTGAACGTGCTGGTATGGATGATGTGGGGGCTGTCAGGCAACTGTTAGCCGCACATGACTATCTGCGAAAAGACCCTCAAAACGCTATTGCTTGGCTTGCAAACCAGTATGGCGTGGATACAAGCGCAATCGGTAACGATCCAGCGCAAGAGGATGAATTTGCAGACCCGCAA